TCATTCCATCCTAGAGTGTTTTAATGGCAGATAGAATTAATGGCTTTAAAGTAACTTCTATTGGTGGCATGAACACCAACAGGGACGTATTGTCTCAAGGTGAAGAAAGCCCCGGTTCTGCTACACAGCTTATTAATTATGAGCCTTCCATTAATGGTGGTTACAGACGCATCAGTGGGTTTACTAATAGCTATGGAACAGTTACAGGCACTGGTGCTGTCTTAGGCGTACTGGTAGCAGAAGATTTAAACAATAGTATTTTTGCTTGTCGTAAGCCTTCTGCTGGTACAAACTACTTTTATAGGTGGGTATCGGCATCGTCCACTTGGACTGCGATATCAACTCCCGGCACAGTGACGATGGTGGGAGTTAAGAAGGTTAGGTTTACTAAGTATAATTGGAGTGCTCCTAAGTTTGTTTTAACTGATGGTATTAATCCAGCAGCAGTGTATGATGGAACTACATATACACCGATTACTCATTCTAATGCACCCAATAGTCCTAAGTATTCAGCAGCATTTAAGAATCATATATTTTTAGCTGGTGATCCTACAGATCCTTATAACTTATATGTCTCTTCTCCGTTAGCTGAGACAGATTTTAATCCAGCTAATGGTGCTGCTGTTATTAATGTAGGCTTTGAGATTGTTCAGATTAAGCAGTTTAGAGATACGCTGTACATCTTCGGTAAGAATGCTATTAAGAGCTTGGTAGGTACTAACATTGCTGACTTTGTTGTTGGCGAGGTGACAACAAACTTAGGTTGTGTTGTGCCAGATAGTGTGATAGAACTGGGTGGTAATCTGCTGTTCTTAGGACCAGATGGTTTTAGACCAGTATCAGGAACAAATAAGATTGGTGACGTTGAGCTTGAGACAATTTCTAAACAGATTCAGTTTACCATTACATCAATCTTACAAGAATTAAAGGCTGGCTCTATTGATCCAGAATCTTTGAGTTCAGTGGTGTTGCGTAAGAAGTCTCAATTTAGAATGTTTATTCCTAGTGAGGGAACATTTGGATTGTTAGGTGGTTTGCGTGAAAGAGAAGGTGGTATTTCTTTTGAGTATAGTCAATTGTTTGGCTTTCCTGCTACCTGCTCTTCTAGTGGTTATATTGGTATTGATGAAGTAATTATTCATGGTGATGCTAATGGTAAGGTACAGATACAAGAAACAGGAACTTCTTTTGATACGCTTGACATATTGAGTGTCTATCAAACTCCTTTTTATTATTTCCAAGATCCTACCATCAGAAAGAACTTCTACAACATTTCTACCTTCTTGAGAAGTGAAGGATCTTCCAGTATTGTTATGGGTGTTTCCTATGACTTTGATGATTCAGTTGGTGTGTTTAATCCTGCTAACTATAATCTTCCTGTTGTTGGTACTGCTGCTTATTACAATGAAGCCATCTATGATGCAACAGCCATTTATGATGGCAACCCATCACCAGTGAAGAAGACAAACATTGAAGGCTCTGGATTCTCCATTGCTTTCAAATATGTGACTAATGATACTAATGCTAGTCATACGATTCAGGGCTTGGTCTTGAATTATTCAATAAATGACAGACGCTAAGGAGAACTACCTTGACAGGTTATGTAAGACAATCTGCTGCTGACATCGTCCCAACGGGCGTAGTTCGTGCGGCTCCAATTAACAATGAGCTTAATGCTCTTCGTGATGCCTTTGCTACTGCTGCTGGTCATAAGCATGATGGCACTGTTGCTGAGGGGCATCCTGTTCCTGTCATTGGTGATGCTGACTTATTAAATAAGATTGCTACAGACACAGGCAACAATCGGCATGGTGTGTTTGTTGAGGTGGCTGCGGCTGCTGTTGAGCAGGTGCGCTTTCAAGATGGTGCTATTGTTCCAGTAACAGACAATGACATTGACTTAGGTACTAGTGCTCTGGAATTTAAAAACCTTTTTATCACTGGTACAGCTAACATTGACAGCTTAGTTGCTGACACTGCTGACATCAATGGTGGAACAGTTGATGCCGCTGTTGTTGGTGCAAGCACTCCTGCTGCTGGTACATTCACTACACTCACTGCTAACACCTCTTTAGTTGCGGCTACTGCTGACATCAATGCAGGTACTATCGATGGTGCTGTTATTGGTGGCTCTTCTGCTTTAGCCATCACAGGCACTTTAGTTACAGCAACCACAGGTTTTGTTGGTGGCCTTACTGGTAATGTTACTGGTAACACTGCAGGTACACACACTGGTGCTGTTGTTGGTAATGTGACAGGTAATGTCACTGGTAATGTTACAGCCTCCACTGGTACATCTTCTTTCAATGATGTCACCATCAATGGTGGATTGAACATGGATGCTTCTTCAGCAGCCACCATTACAAATCTTACCTCTCCTACAAATGCTGGCGATGCAGCCACTAAAGGATATGTTGATACATCTATCAGCAACTTAGTAGCCTCTGCTCCCGGAGTGTTAGACACTCTAGATGAATTGGCTGCTGCCTTAGGTGATGATGCAAACTTTGCCACCACAGTGACAAATTCTATTGCAACAAAACTAGCACTTGCTGGTGGCACTATGAGTGGTGCTATTGCTATGGGTACATCTAAGATTACAGGTGTAGGGGATCCAACAGCAAACCAAGATGCGGCAACCAAAGCTTATGTAGATACTGCTGATGCATTAAATCTAGCTAAGTCTGGTGGCACTATGAGTGGTGCTATTGCAATGGGGACTAATAAGATCACTGGAATGGGTGATCCAACTCTTGCTCAGGATGCTGCCACTAAGAACTACATTGATGTATTGTTTGGCAGCACCACCTCTGCTGCTGCCTCTGCTTCTGCTGCAGCAACCTCTGCTTCCAATGCAGCTACCAGTGCAAGCAATGCTTCTACATCTGCAACAAACGCTGCTTCTTCTGCATCTGCTGCTTCTACATCGGCTTCCAATGCTGCTGCAAGCTATGACGCTTTTGATGATAGATATTTAGGCAGTAAGTCTTCTGCCCCATCAGTGGACAATGATGGCAATGCTTTACTAACAGGTGCTCTGTATTGGAACTCTGTTGGTAATGTGATGTATGTTTACACAGGTTCTTCTTGGGCTGCTGCTGGCTCTGCTGTCAATGGCACTTCAGAAAGAGTTGTATATACAGCAACATCTGGACAAACAACATTCTCTTCAACATATGATGTTGGTTATGTTGATGTTTACTTAAATGGTTCTAAGCTAGTAGCTACTTCAGACTTTACAGCTAATAATGGTGTCACTGTTGTATTAGCTACAGGAGCCACCGCTGGTGATGTCATTGACATTGTTGCTTATGCTGCTTTTGAATTGGCTAATGTTTATACACAAACACAATCAGATGCTAGATTCTTAAAAGTTTCTAATAACTTATCAGATGTTACAGCAGCAACAGCTAGGACAAATTTAGGCTTGGTTATTGGTACTAATGTTCAAGCATATGATGCTGACTTAACTACACTAGGTGCTGGTGGTTCTGGCGCACGTTCATTCCTTGGCCTTGCTATTGGCACTGATGTTCAAGCATGGGATGCTGACCTTGATACATGGGCTACAAAGACTGCGCCATCAGGGACTGTAGTAGGTACTACAGACGCTCAGACTTTAACAAACAAGACCCTAACCGCACCAGTACTTGCTAGTGCAAACATTACAACTGCATTAACTTTAACTTCTGTTGCGGGTACTGCTGGTCAATTTCTCACATCGGCTGGAGCTGGCGCAGCTCCGACTTGGACTACCCCAGTTCCTAGTTTTTCGAGCGCAAAAGGTTATTTCTTTTCTAGTTTTTAATAGGAGCTTTTATCATGGCATCAGGAACACTAGGTCAATCGGCCTTGACCGCAGCAACAAACACCACAGTTTACACTGTACCAGCCGCAAAGATTGCAACATTCAGTTTGAGTGTATGCAATCGTAGCTCAACGCAAGCCACAATTAGATTGGCTGTGGCTGCTTCTGGAACACCAACTAATGCTGAGTATATTGAGTACGACACTGTGCTTGAAGGCAATGGTGTGATTGAGCGCACAGGCATTGTTGCTTCTGCGACAAAGAATTTGGTGGCATTTGCTAGTACAGCAAATGTTTCTGTACATGTTTATGGATACGAGGACTAATCATGGGACGCATAGCAACAACACAAACAGACGATTTAGGTGTCGTCACAATGACTGCCGGAGCAACAATTGCAGCCGGGGATCTTGTCATTAATACTGATGGTGGTCGGGCGGTAAAAGCAACCTCGGATCTTGCTTTCAGTACAAACAATTCAACTACTGCGGGCGCAACAACTATTTCTACGTCTGTAAATTTTGAATCTAGCGGAACTTACGGCCCCACTGTTGACTACCGATATAGATCCTCGTGTGAAATAAGTGATGGAAATATTGTTCACACTTATGCAGGTGATGGGACTACTGCTAGTTCTCGAGTGAATTTTTTAATTCGCAATATTAGTAATGGCACAGTTGTTAACAGAGTTTTAGTTTCTACTAATACAAGCATAAGTTGCATAAGAGTTTCTTCACTGCCCACACAAAACAAATTTGTTGTTGCTTGGGCTACTAGCACTACTGTCTCAGCTAGAATTTACAACAATGATGGAACGGCTGTGGCTGCTGCATTTACTGTTTTCACAGACGCTCAAAGTGCCACCCCTGAGTATTGGACGCTTTCACATTTAAGTAATGGTGAATTTGTCATTTTAAGAAACGGATCTACTAGTCCTTATCCTTTGAGTTTTAGGCGATACAACTCATCAGGAACGCTGCAAGGATCTCAAACAGATGTCGAAGCTAATAGCAATGCTTTTTACTTTTCTGTTTGTCCTGTGGCGGCTGGCGGTTTTGTGGTGGGTTGGTATAGTGCCCAAAATAGCAGACATTCAATGTCTAAATACGACTCTAGTGGTGTCATCGTTGGGTCACAAGTCAACATAAGCAACTCCTCAACTAACCTTACCAAAGGAAATTTTGATGACAATCAAATCATAGAGTTGTCTGATGGAAAAATAGTAAAAATATACCCGAACACTAGCATAACTTATCTTCATGCCTATTTATGCAATGCCGATTTGTCTTTGATTAGTAACATCAATTTGACTTCGGGTGCTCCAAATTCGACAACAACTTGGCCCGGTCTGTGTCGCTTTGGTTCTGGGTTTGCCACTGTGATTTCGGCTAGTAACAACCTTAGGCTTTTAACCTTTACAAACTCGGGTGGAAACACTTCAAACAACACCGCTTCGGGGGCAAATTCGGCAGGTGGTTCGGTAGTATCTGCGTGTGGGCCAGATGCAACTCATTTTGGTGGAGGTTTTTTTGGAATCTTTAATGTGGGTAACAATGATGGCGGCCAGTCATACGATCAAAAATACGCTGTTGTTGACATGACTGGCACAACATCTGGCAGTGCAATCACAGTGCAGACATCTAATAGTCAATACGATATTTATAGTTTTTGGACAAGCGGAAATATAAATGTCTCACGCAAGAATATTAGTTCCCAAAACAGTTCGTATACAATCAACAATTTGCGTAAGTCTGTTCTAGGTGTAGCCTTGAATTCTGTAAGTGTCGATCAATCTGTGCGGCTTGCCACGAAGGGTAATTATCAACTAACTTCCGACTACGCATCGGGTGGAAACTTTGACAATCGAGCAACAACAGTGTCTGGAACAAAAGGCAATGTGGTTGGTACAACAGCCAATCTTTTTGGGATGACTTGAAATGGCTAATTATCAACTCTTGACGGCTGTTGGCGATGTGATTGAAGAATCGCTTACGGAGATTGTTTACCATGAGCCGCATCGCTGTTGGGTTGGCACAGGCTGGATTGTCTCTGATGTTGACAAAGAATTTACAGCCAAAGCCTCTGAACAATTCCAAAGCAGCTCAATGCGTTTTGAGCGCAACAAATTGCTTGCTGATACTGACTGGCGTTTTCGCAGTGATATGACACCCTCACAGGCGTGGAAGGATTACTGCCAAGCATTGAGGGATGTGCCTACACAATCTGGATTCCCTTGGACAATCGTGTGGCCTACACAGCCGGAGTAAATATAAATGACTAAAGCAAGAACACTAGGTAATGTTGTAAGTACAGGTGCTGTCTTAGCAGATGGTACAATTGATGCTGCTGAAATTGGTAACTTGACGTTGCCAACTGGCGGTGACATTGTTGGTACAACATCAACACAGACGCTTACCAACAAGACATTAACAAGCCCAACGCTTACTGCTCCAGTTTTAGGCACACCTGCAAGTGGCACATTAACCAATGCTACAGGTCTTCCTTTATCTACTGGTGTTACGGGTACTTTACCAATTGCTAATGGTGGTACTGGAACAACCTCTACTACGTTTGCCAGTTTAACTACAAATGTAACAGGAACACTTCCTATTGCAAATGGTGGTACTGGTCAAACCACTTTGGCAGCGGCTAATATTCCTGTTGTAAATGCTGCCAACACCTTTACAGCTACACAAACATTCTCAGGCACTTCATCAGCTACAGCCATTGTTCTAAACGATGCGGCAGAGGTAGCAACAGTATCAGCTACTGCGGCTACTGGAACGATTAACTACGACATTACCACTCAGTCTGTTCTGTATTACACAAGTAACGCAAGTGCTAACTGGACTGTTAACTTCAGAGCCTCTAGCGGTACATCACTAGATACTTTGATGAGTACAGGTCAATCAATGACTGTGGCTTTCTTGGTGACTCAAGGCTCTACTGCTTACTACAACTCTGCTGTTCAAGTTGATGGCACTACATCTGGAGTGACTACTAGGTGGCTAGGTGGTGC